GTAGTTCGCCCCGAATTTTTTGGAAAAATCTACATCGACAAGCTCAACCTCGTCTAATAGATTTTGTAACACGATTAATAAATTGGGTGACCTTCGGGTCACCCTTTTTATTGTCATAAAGTTATGGTTATATAAACTATTTTGATATTTATAGTATATGACTCTAATAGAGGGCTTGTATGCAGAATCGTGAACCAATTATTTTTGAAGAAGCGCCAATCAATCCATATAACCTAACGGCATTTGGTTTTTATGATAGTGACGCAGAGTTTCAAACGGAAGCCCCTCGGGTTGCATCATTTGTGGCAAGGCGGCTGGGTTATCCTGTCGTGGATGTGGAGCTTACCCATAGACAAATGTATACGTGTCTAGAAGAAGCCATTACCACGTATAGCAATCAAGTTAATCAATTCAATGCCCGTGAACACATGCTATCATTACAAGGCATGAGCACGTCCACGAATATTACCCAGCGAAATATTCTATCCACGCCACTTCCACAATTGGTGAAATTGTCCGCACAATACGGCATGGAAGCAGAAAGTGGTGGTAATGTCACAGTAAAGAAAGGTTTTATTACTGCCTCTGCCTATCAACAATCCTATGATCTTAAAACGCTGTGGGCAGATTCAAAAGAAAGTGGATCGGCAATTGAAATTCGTCGCATTTATCATCAGATGCCACCAGCAATTGCACGATATTACGATCCATTTGCCACAACGGGTCTTGGATTAACCAATCTCATGAGTGAGTTTGGATTTGATGGATTTTCTCCACCGGTCACCTTCGTAATGATGCCTGCATTTGAAGATTTATTGCGTATTCAAGCAATTGAAATGAATGATATGATTCGTAAAAGTCAATATAGTTTCACGGTATCCAATAATATTGTACGCTTCACTCCAATTTTTACCGAAGCTACTGAAATATGGTTTGATTACATTGTTATCTCAGATAAACAAAGTGGAAACGCATTATTGCAATCGGGCTCAGAAAATAGTACAGTATCGGATTTATCTAATATTCCCTATGATAACATTCAATACAAGAATATCAATAGTATTGGAAGAAACTGGGTATACCGATATACACTTGCATTAGCAAAAGAAGTATTGGGAAATATTCGTTCTAAGTACGAAAATATTCCCATTCCTGATGCACAAATACGATTAGATGGTGATACACTTCGCAGAGAATCTGCTCAAGAAAAGGATAACCTAATCAAAGAAATTCAGGAAACCTTAGAACAAACAGGTCATCAAGCGCAAATGAAAAAACATATGGAAAATGCAGAAGCAATGCAAAATATGTTCAAGTATGTTCCAGTACCTTTCTACGTCTTATAATATATGCCAAGATTTGTCACAGAGCGCGATTTTTTATTCTTTCAACAAATCAATCGAGAAATTGTGGTTGATGTGATAGATGTAGAAGTCATACTATATAAAATAATCCAAGATATTGCTAATGTGAATATTTATGGGGAATCCGTTAGCAAAGCACGATATCGCGGCATTAGTTTAAACGCGTTAATAAAATATCCCAAAACGCAACCCGCATCAGAAGGATTTGGTTATGATGCGGCACAGCCTGGTGTGGAGTTTCGATTTGTGCGAAAATTACTACAAGACGTAGACGTATATCCAGAAGTTGGTGATATTATTCTATATAATCAAAATTATTATGAAATTGATAATACCAACGAAATTCAACTAATTGCAAGTCGGCCAGATTATAATCATAACATCATTTGTGAAACGCATTTGACTCGTAAAAGCAGTGTTAATATTGAGGAAACCCACACATGAGTACGCCTATATTCGACAGAAATCGTATTACAATGCCAACACGATATAACCGTGGTATGGATAACAAAAATGTCACAGGCGTCAGCTCACCCGTGTCTGTGGGGTTATATACGGTGGACAACGCCATATTGAAATACTTACAAACAAAGATTAAACCCGTAATAACACAGGACGGTAAACAAATTCAAATTCCCGTTATTTACGGTAATCCAGAACGGTGGAAAAGTGCGCAACAAGATGGGAATATCCGTGATAAGAATGGAAAAATTCTATTGCCAATTATTATGATAAAACGCACGACTATGAAACGAAATCAAATAGCATCTCCCGTAAACAAGTACCAACAATATACGTTTCGGGCAGGGTGGAATTCTAGAAATATTTACGATAGATTTACCGCACAAAATGGCATTGTTCCAAGTCAAATTTATCATACCACGATGATTCCCGATTATTATGATTTTGTGTATGAGGCAATAATTTGGACGGAATATATGGAACAAATGAATGGGGTTGTTGAAAATATTTCGTTTGAAAGTGATGAATATTGGGGTGAAACAAACAATTATAAGTTTGTCACCAAGATTTCTCAGTTTGAACAATTAACAGATCTTCCCACAACGAATGATCGACTTGTGCGTAATAAATTTTCGATTGATGTAAAGGCATATATACTTCCACAAAGTGCATTGGACAAAAACAGTAATAGAGTAGCAACAACTCAATTACAATATTCTCCAAAAAAAGTGATATTTGACACAGAAATTCTTACGAATACTATATAATAATAACTTTGGAAATAGTGAGTGATATTTATTAATTAGATTATATGAGTTTCGACACGAAATTATATATGTATGATATATAACCGTTTTATACAATGAGGCAGGTATGAAAAAAGTTACTGAAGCCGAGTTATTAGAAATTCAGAAAATGCGGGAATCACTTCTTGAAATTGTTGTTTCGATTGGAGAACTAACGCTTAATAAATTTCTAGTACAAACACAGTTGGATAGTATTTCTACAGATATTAATGCGCAGCAATCTGCATTTATGGATTTTAAAGAAAAAGAAAGGGTTTTATTTGAGAAGTTGCAACAGACATATGGAACTGGTAACATAGATATGGAAACCGGGGAAGTATCAGAATAATACAACCCACACCTTGGAGAATAAGTAATGGCTAACGAGCGCATAGTATCACCCGGAGTATTTACCAGAGAAAGGGATTTAAGTTTCCTTACTCAAGGTATTAGTGAAATCGGGGCAGCATTTATTGGGCCGACACCAAAAGGCCCAGCGTTTATCCCGACCATAGTACGTGGTCAACAAGAATATGTTACCAGATTTGGTGAAGCAGATACCAATCATTACACAGGATTGGCGGCAAAAAATTATCTCCGTGAATCTGCCGTGGCAACGGTGGTTCGTGTATTAGGAACTACTGGATATGATCCGGCTACCACGAAGTCGGTGGTAATTTTTGCCACAGGCTCGGCAGGTAAAAAAGTATACGCGGTATTACATCCAAGTAGTACAGGCAATACACTTACAAATGCATTAGCGTCGGGAACTACAAGTAGTTTTAGTTTAGTGGTATCGGGATCAGGCGGTGCAATTATCAGTGCAAGTGCATTAAGTCCAACGGAAGGATTGTCCAATTCATTCCAAGATTATTTTTCTGCCACGCCAACCACAACACAAAATTCATATGTATATGCAATTTTCCCAGAAGCAGTTACTGCATCACTAGGAATTAACATTACATTCCAAGCAGTAACATCCAGCACTGTGTTGAATTTTAGCGGATCAAGTTATGGTGAGTACAACCACGCTAGTACGCCGTATATTCAATCACAAACATTGGGTGGTAGTAAATTAGATCTATTTAAGATTAATACACTTAGTGACGGCAATTCTGCAAACAAGGAAATTAAAGTATCATTTGCAAACATGAAGCCAAGTGGTGATGCTGAATATAATTTTGGTACCTTTACAATGTTCGTTCGTCGATATGATGATACGGATGCACGGTCAGAAATATTAGAACAATTTGATAATGTAAATCTTGATCCAGATAGTCCAAATTATATTGCACGAATCATTGGCAATAGTGCACCAACCGAAGATACCGTAACGGGTGAAATGTACTATCAAGGTGATTTCCCGAATAATTCACAGTATATTTGGGTAGAAATGACGGATTCGCAGATTCCAGAAACAGCACTTCCGTTTGGATTTGCGGCATATTCATCTACGATTTCTGCAGCATCATCAGAATTAAGTGCTCCCGATTATGTTACAAGTCGTTGGCTTGATGGGGCAGTTGAAGGATATACTACCCAATCAATCGACAAGAAATACTTTTATGGTTGGAATTTTGACGCAGCATATGAAACCAATAATTCTTACCTTGGACCAATTCCATCGGGATCATTGACTGTTGGTACGGTATTTAATCTTGAAGACATTGTGGATGTACCGAATGGAACAGTACCAAAGGCAATCTCATTAACGGACGCAGATAGTTTCATCTATCGTAAGTTCTCAGTGGCATTCCAAGGCGGATTCGATGGGTTAAATCCTGCACGTGACATTAATATGGGTGGCGATATCGTTGCTACCAATAGTCAAGGATTCAACTTAGCAACGTCAGTATCAGCGGGATCGGTATCCTATAAGAAAGCATTGGATGCTATTAGTAATCCCGATCAGTTTGATTTTAACTTGTTAGTACTTCCTGGTGTAATTTATGAACTACATTCATATGTTGCAAACTATGCATTAACGTTGTGTGAAGATCGTGGTGATGCATTCTTCATCATGGATACCACACAATTAACGGCAACACTGGCAACAGCAACAACAAAGGCCGCTGAAATTGATAGTAGTTACGCAGCAACCTACTATCCGTGGCTGCGAGTTATTGATACGAATACCAACAAGTTAATTTATGTCCCACCTTCAGTGATTCTTCCAGAAATCTACGCATACAACGATAATGTTGCAGCAGAATGGTTTGCACCTGCTGGATTAAATCGTGGTGGCATTGCAAGTGCAGTCGGTGTCAAGGTTCGCTTACCACAAGCAAGTCGTGATACACTCTACGAAGGAAAGGTTAACCCAATTGCACAGTTCCCAGGACAAGGCATCTGTGTGTGGGGTCAGAAAACATTACAACGCCGTTCATCAGCATTGGATCGTGTGAACGTCCGTCGTTTGTTAATTGCGGTGAAGAAGTATATTGCAAGTTCGGCACGTTATTTAGTGTTCGAACAAAATGTTGAAGCAACGCGAAATCGTTTCCTTAACATTGTCAACCCATACCTCGCAAGTGTACAAGAACGTTCTGGATTGTACGCATTCCGTGTGGTTATGGACGACACAAACAACACACCTGATGTGATTGATAGAAATATCCTCTACGGACAACTCTATCTACAACCCACACGAACAGCAGAATTCATCGTTCTTGACTTCAATGTTCTCCCAACGGGTGCAGTTTTTCCCACCGCGTAATGAGATAGTGGGGGGAGGAAACTCCCCCCACAAATTCAACTTTAACACTATTTATAGTTAGATATCCTTTCGGAGATTATACATGGCAAACTTAGTATCAGAACAAGAACTTTTCTTTACCGCGTTCGAACCAAAAATGAAGAATCGGTTCGTCCTATATATGGATGGAATCCCTTCATATATTGTAAAAAAAGTCGCACGTCCAACACTTAAGCAAGATTCAAAACCATTAGACCATATTAATCTCCAACGATATGTGAAAGGCAAGACCACATGGGGAAGTATGCAAATGGAATTATACGATCCTATTGTTCCATCGGGTGCACAAGCCGTTATGGAATGGGTGCGTTTACATCACGAATCGGTCACGGGTCGTGACGGATATCTTGAATTCTACAAGAAAGATTTAACACTCAATGTTCTTGGACCTGTTGGCGATAAGGTTGAAGAATGGATTATCAAGGGCGCACAAATTACTGAAGTTAACTTTGGTGAACTTGATTGGAGTACAGATGATGTAATGTCATTTACACTTACTATCCAACCCGACTACTGCGTACTCAATTTCTAATTATAGGGTATTTTTTAATAAGATTCAATATAAACTAATCTGAGTGGAATTTTAAAATTCCTCCGTGATATAGATAGAATCTCCACAGCGTTACAAATTGCGTTGTGGAGATTTTGTATCTAAAGTCATATAAAAACATCCGATTAACATACTGTTTGATATTTATAGAAGAGTATTTTTTACAATGAGAATTATATGGCAGATACTACCTATTTTCAAATTGGGCAAGGTGAAACATTTACAGTATTGGTGCAATTGAAAAATCGCAGTGATAACAACACCCCATTGGATATTACTAACTATATATTCGCCGGCCAATTACGAGAAAATTACACCACGGATGAGGTTGCTGCAACCTTTTCGTTTGAAAAGATACTTCCGTATACATCTGGTAGTTTTTTTGTAAGACTATCGGCGGCAGATACGTTGTTGCTAACGCAACGTAAATACGTGTATGATATAAATTATACCAGCGGATCAATAATTCCCGCAGTTCGTCGTATTTTAGAAGGTGGGTTAACTGTAAGACCAACCGTGACTAGACAATAAATGAATAATATAAAGTTGGACATTCCTGACATTACCGTTGTAGTAGATAGCGGATATGCTATATCCGTCGATGGATCTGGTAGTTATTTTATCGTAGCCGATACCGCCACGTCTGCAATTACAGCCAGTTATGCACTTACATCAAGTTTTGCAGTAAGTGCACTTACATCAAGTTACGCACTAAATGCAACGGCTACAGTGCCTGCGGGAACTGTTTCCAGTTCACTTCAGTTTAATTCATTAACTCTTCCCTTTACTGGCTCCTTCACTGGGTCGTTTCGCGGCATTCTTACTGGCTCTACGTTTGGAACGGCCAGTTTTGCAGTTTCTTCATCGCGGGCAATCACATCGTCGTTTGCAATCACATCGTCGTTTGCAATCACATCATCACGGGCAATCACTGCGTCATTTGTTGATTATACAAACATTGCAAATAAACCCACGTTGGTGTCCAGTTCCACGCAAATTAATACAGGAAGTTTTAGTGGAAGTATAACAACCGCATCCTTTGCCACCACCGCAAGTTTTGCACTAAACGCATCAGCGGCAGCAGCTGCGGGAACCGTTTCCAGTTCACTTCAGTTTAATTCATTAACTCTCCCATTTACGGGCTCCTTCACTGGGTCGTTTCGTGGGGTCCATAGCGGCTCTACGTTTGGAACTGCGAGTTGGGCTAACAACGTAACTTCGGCGTCCTTTGCAACCACCGCATCCGCAGCAACGTCCATTACGTTTACTCCATCAACTGCCTCCTTTGCAACCACCGCAAGTTTTGCACTAAACGCATCAGCGGCAGCAGCTGCGGGAACCGTTTCTAGTTCACTTCAATTTAACTCACTAACCCTTCCATTCACAGGCTCCTTCACGGGATCGTTCATCGGCACAGTAACATCGGCCTCGTTTGCAACATCAGCATCTTACGCACCTGGCGGTGGTACAACATTTCCTTATATTGGTACGGCGGTTATTAGTGGATCACTAATTGTCAGCAGCAGTGTTACTGCGTCAGCATTCAAGGGTGACGGTAGTCAACTTACCAATCTACCAAGTGGATTGGTCGTTATTGATTCTTATACGTTTGTTGGAAATGGTAGTGTATCTAATTATACGCTAAGTAACGTATATGATATTTCATCCTTAATTGTAACTGTCGGCGGCCTTACCCAAACAAGTATAATAGATTACACGTTAGCTGGTACAAACTTATCATTTTTAGTTGCCCCGGCATCGCAATCAAATATACTGGTTCGTGCAGTAGTAAATGCATCGACGGGGGCAGTTGGTTCATTTACCGGCTCGTTATTAGGTACGGCGTCTTTTGCAACCACCGCAAGTTTTGCACTCTCGGCATCTTACGCACCTGGCGGGGGTACAACATTTCCTTATACTGGCACCGCAGTTATTAGTGGATCACTAATTGTCAGTAGTAGTGTTACTGCGTCAGCATTCAAAGGTGATGGTAGCCAACTTACCAATTTACCAAGCTCATCGGTTGTTATTGATTCTTATACATTTACGGGTAACGGTGCTGTATCCAATTATACGCTAAATAACGTATATGACATTTCATCATTAACCGTAGTTGTTGGTGGTCTTACTCAAACAAGTATAATAGATTATACGTTGGCTGGTACAAACTTATCATTTTTAGTTGCTCCGCCATCGCAATCAAATATATTGGTTCGCGCATTGGTAAATACATCGGTAGGTGTAGTTGGTTCATTTACCGGATCGTTTACGGGTGATGGTACCGGATTAACGGGAGTTACGGCCACCGTATTTCCATATGTTGGGGCAGCAGTTATTAGTGGGTCATTGACCATTACGGGTAGTAACGCATTAAATATCACGGGGTCTGCCACAATACTCGGTGCATTTCAAGCAACGACAAAGAGTTTCAAAATTGACCATCAACGGTTATTGGGCAAAAAACTTATTTATGGTGTATTGGAAGGACCAGAACACGGTGTATATGTACGAGGACGACTAACAAAAAATAATATTATTCAACTGCCAGAAGAATGGGAATGGCTAGTAGATTCTGATAGTATTACCGTACAATTAACGCCAATTGCAATACAACAAGCATTATATGTACAAAACATTGAAAATAATACCGTAATCATTAATTCCAGTACACCAATTGATTGCTTCTATTATGTACAAGCAACTCGTAAGGATGTAAACACATTACAGACGGTAGAATGATATGATAATATATGCAGGAAGTTGCCCAACGGGCAATTTAACCAGCAATGGGTTAATTATGTCAATTGATATGGCAAATAGTTTTTCATATATAAACACTAACGGCAAAAGACGTAAGTAATAGAGGGGCAACTGGATTCATGCACAGTAGCAATTAATCCAAACATCGTGCGGCAATTATGATAATTTTACATGTTTTGTTGATATTTATAGAAGTGAGTTACCTTTCCTTTACTACAAGATAATTATGACGACAACAAAAATATCCGGTTTACAAATACTCGATAATACAGTATCGTCATCTATTATAGTAAATTTTGATGCGGAAGTAAGTAGGTCGATGTCATCGAGTGGGTTTAAATCAATGCCCCCCGGTGCAGTAAGTAGTTCTGCTCAAATTAACACCGGCTCATTTACGGGATCGTTCACGGGCACCTTAATTGGCACGAGTAGTTGGGCAAACAACGTTGTTTCTTCATCCTTCGCAACTACCGCAAGTTTTGCACTAAACGCCTCGGCAGCCGCAGCTGCGGGAACCGTTTCCAGTTCACTTCAATTTAACTCACTAACCCTTCCATTCACTGGCTCCTTCACTGGGTCGTTTCGTGGTGTCCTTAGCGGTTCTACGTTTGGAACTGCAAGTTGGGCCAACAACGTAGTCTCGGCGTCTTTTGCAACCACCGCATCGGCCGCAACGTCCATTACGTTTACTCCATCAACCGCTTCCTTCGCTACCACCGCAAGTTTTGCACTAAACGCCTCGGCTAC